AAGCAAGTTATTCTTCTCAGATACAAGATTTGAATTAAGAACTTCATTATCAAGTGTTGAAGCATTTCTTTCAAATTTAACGCCCCAATACAACGCTGGTAATGTAACTTCTTTTGCGCCAGGATATCCTGCGACTGCAGAATCTGTGGAGACCTCGCCGCGAGTAACTTTATAGCGATATGGAATGGGAGGAAGAATCGATGCAGAAAGAAAGTGAGTATTACCGTTAGATAATCCAGCGCCACCAAGACGACCTGGTGAGGCCAGATCCAATGCAGAAACATTGTTGTTCGTCTTCAAAAGTGATGGTCCACGGAAGCCAAAAGGAAGAGATATTAAAGGAACTAATTTCTTTTCAATGTTTTCAGCGATAATAACTCTAACGTATTTGGATTGATTTGCATACTTGCCTGAAGCAACAATACGACGCTCGCGAGGATCGATTGCATCAAAGTGAAAAGAAACCTTTCGATCACCAATAAGCTTCGCAATATAATTACCAGAATCTGGGTTAAGTGAACAATTGGTAAACTGTTCAATAATAGTTGGGTTTATATCGGAATCGTCCCACTTTCGAATTTGAACATTAAACGTTCCGTATTTGTTTTTATCGTCAGTTGATGCCTTTAAATTTGAAATAGAAATCTTATAAAGTTGATTCGCATACTCTCCGTCATCTAATGCCTCAAATTTAAAAAGATCATATTCAGTCGTACCAAAAGGTTGCGAGATAAAAAATGATGTTTGTGGAGCTTGATATCTTGTATTGTATGATCCAAAAATTTGACGATATGTAAGACTTTGATCGCCAGAAGAAGAATCTGTGGCGGCAGAACCAGATAGTATGGCAGCGTAATTATCTACAGCGACAGAAGCGATTTGCTCATCGACTGCAAAATCAGCTGCGAGGAAGTGCTGATATGCATAAAATTTATCTGGATCTGAATTAAGAACTTTAGCAAAGTAATCTTCAGAAGATGGATTAAATGATACTGTTAAAACTTTAACGCCTGCTTTGCCTTCATCATTTGAAAATGCTGTTCCTAGTGAAGAAGAAATAAGGATTTTAATGCGGGACTTACCGTTAACGGATTTTGCCTGCGCCTCATCATTAATTAATGTAATCAAATTCGCTGCTGGTACGGTTTCATTGCCATCAAGAATAAACATACGAGCAGTTGACGGCATCATTACCATACCGCGAATGAGGTTAACCTCGCTACCGGCTGTAGCGTTTGGAAATGAGCTATTGTCGCTAAACATCGGCATCCCATATGCTTCATTTGCAGAAAGCGTATGTTGCGCTGCTATAAATTTTACAACCTTTGTATGTCTAGCATCGCTTTCAGCAGCGGTGCCGGGTAAAGAAAAACCGGCGCTTGCGACCGTACCTTTTGTGAGTGTTGAATAAAAATTGTCTGATGTAATATTTGCGCCAGCGCCAAGAACCCTTAGATACGTTAATGATGTTCTATTCTTCAAAAATTCATTAACAGCATATGGACCGAAACAATTTGCGTTTAGGTTACCGAATGTTGTAATAAACTCATCAAAGTTTGCAAGTGTTACAGGAACAAATGCTGGGCCTTTATTCGACGTACCTATTACACCTGCGGGCGTACCTGTTGGACCACTCGCAGACGGTGCTAATAAACTAACTTCGCGCTCATAAAAATTGGGAGACCTAAAAATTTGCTCAGCCATTACCGCTCTCCTTCACAATTGAATTTCAAACAATAAATATATCACAAAAACCAAATAATTTAAAATATCGATTTTTTTGATATATTCAAGAAGTAAGTATTATTTTTAATCCTTCAATATCGCTCGTTGAGTATATCGTTTCTCCTGTTGCAGAATTAATATTAATGATTTTTGCATATTTAACTTCATTTCCAATAATTATTTTTTGATAAGTGCTAGGATTAACACCTCTTGGAAGATTAATTAATGCAGGATCATTTGGATCAATTTTATCAGGCGAATTTGTTTGTTGCCTTCCACCAAGACTGCGTTGATCATCTCTAAGATTGTATCTATCGTCGAGCGGTAATGTTGGATCATCGCTACCAAGCAAGTGTCCATTTGAATATTCCTCGGGCGAGGTGGCAGTTGATACTCCTTTTGCAGCGACAGAAAACTCAATCATAGGAGAAGAAATATAACGTTTTACAGAAACTGGTATGCCTGGTGCTGTCGACGCCAAGATATATGCGGGGACTTTTAAGGTAAAAGAACATTTTATAAATCGTTCTGATGATGACATATCATCAAAATTTGTTTCAATATTAAAGTTTCCTCCTTCAATAGTTGCGATAAACCAATATCCTTTAGGCGTTATTAACTTCCACGCTTGCGCCTGTGGTAGAAAAGACGATACGAACTTTTCTATAATTTGATTCATATGCTGCATATATTGCGCCCAAATAGTTACCTCATAAGTAGCTACATAAAATTGGGGCGCTGGGACAACAATGGTTTCAAATATGTTATTTTTTTTATTTGAAACAAGCAATGCATCAAAATTATTTATAGACTTTTTTGTAGACTTTCCAACTAATCTAGATGTTGTAATTTGATTATCAATCGGTATATTAGACCCGGTAACGCTTATTGCAACGTTAGTCTGGTTCAATATTAAAGACTTGTTAATTAAATTTTGATAATTCCTATCAGATTTATCAAGACGGCGATGAACGACAAGCTCACCGGTTTGTTGGTTTATTCCTCGTTTAGTAAAATCTTCTGGCGCTTGTGCTATTGACGTTCTCATAATCGTCACCAGCGGAAGAATTAGCGTGTTTGATTTATCTCGTAACGGACGACGCTTTTTTAACATCGCCCACTTCTCGCCGGCAGCAAAAATGATTGGTACTTTTTTTAGTTCTGCTGAATCTATTCCTCCAATCGTCGGTTGGATTTCTTTATCGAACAAGACGAAAAGTGAAACATCGACGTCTTCAATTCCGCATGATGGTATTGATAAATCAGATTTAAGATTGCCATCATATCCAGAACTTATCCCTAGCACTCCATGATTTTTTTCATCTTTTGCATTAAACCTAGTTGTCATAAATCAATCCTCATCATAAAATGCTGAATCTGCACTTGCAGTATTACCTTGCGGAGAGATTTCTTTCGGTCCAGTTAACGGAGCGTCAAGTACTCCATTTTTTACAAGATCTCTAACATCACCCGTAGAATCGCCATTTTCATCTTTCTCTTTGCCACGTTGTTGTACAAATGTCTTTTGTACAGCGTCATCGTCTGTATAGCTAATATCTGTCGGACCGATAATCGATGTTACAAACAAACTTTCGCGGGACTTAATTCCGATTAATTTAATACCATTTTTGTGTTCAGGCATGCCATAGATGTTTCGCATAAAAACGCGATCAGCAATTTCATAAAAGTTTTCACCAAAAGAAAAAAAGTCGCCTAAAGTAACATTGATATTTTTTTCGACAAGATCTCGATATTGAATATATACTTCAACCTTATATTGCGCATCAATTCCAAACTTATCAACCTTCGTCTCTACTTGAGTCTCACTAGTGATTAATGCATCTAATATGATCGGATTATCATAGACTTTTTTTAACGCCTCATTATAGAGATCATGCGTTTTTGTCTTAATTTCAGAAATAGGATAATAAATAATTTTTTGTCCTATAACATCCTTAATAATTTCTTTAGTAATATCACTTATAAAATTAATCTCGCGAGAAGTAATAAAAAGGCGCGCCATAAATTAAGTCCCCCGTTTAATATTAAAAACTTCGATTAATATAACCATAATAAACGTTATCCAATTATTACAGATTTTCCTAGCGGCATCGGAATGTATCTAAGCTGCTTATTTAGATTTTCAGCTGCTAGTGCATCGCTTTCGAGCAGCTTGGCATAAGTCATATTAGCAAGAAATTCCTTTATTTGAATAGTTAATTTGTCTTTATCTTCACGACCTGAAGAAACTAATGCTTCACCATTAAGTTGCAAATCAGCATTAGGAATCGGTATGCTTTGAAACTTAGATCGAATCAACCCCAATAATTCTCTACTAAGCGCGAGTGTATATTGACGAATCCATTGACGACCAGGCTGGTTTATCGAATTAAAAGGTATATTTCCAAGCGGAAAATTGCTTGGTCCTGAAACACCATAAATCGAATCGTCAACATAGGCTGATGGATTATATGGATCTTGTGGTGGCATAACTTTAATATACAAGTTGCCTACTTGAGCATCAGTCGTAGGTATAGGATAAATTCGAAGTTTGTTTCCTAATATATCATAACTATAATTTGAACGTCTAACTCTAAAGGCTGACTCAAGCATTCCGCGGCGAAGAACATCTTCAAAAATAGGAAGAACATAAAAAGCAGAAGAATTTACATAAGATTCATAGTTAAAATTTGTTGCTAAAAAATTTGTAATATTTGAAGCGTTAAGAAGAAATGATTGCGCTGCAAATGGCTCAAAATGAAAAACTTCAACAATCTTTAACTTGCCTTTAGATCCAGTAGGCATAGAGTTATAAATTACGCTACCAGAAACGACGTCTTTTAATTCTGTATAAATATTGTAATCTTGCTGGCCAGGCTTCAACGTTATATAACCTAAAGTAGCATTATATGATCCGCCGACATACGCTTCGGTTGCGTATGGTTCAGCTTTGCGAAGAAGAAACTCTAACGTTTGCTTCGCGTATTTATTCGTAAAATCTTGTGAACCAGTCGAAAGACCCAGAACGTTCGTTAACTCTGATGTTATTTTCGTTTCGTGAATCAATCTGCTATATTCGCAACATGCCTCTTCAAAACATGCCCATATTTCTTTTCGCGTTAACTCAACTGACAAAACGTCGTCACCAAGTTTTCGCTTAACGAAGGTAACCATCCCATCAGCTTCATTTTGAAAAGCGGCGTCTGAATCAAAAAACCCGAATGGCGTGGGTCCAATCGTTTGAGTAAATGATGGCATAAACTTAAATATAAAGTTCATCAACAATATTGCGTCAAACAAAAATAAACAACAATTTTAATATTGATTATTTCGTTAATATTCAATCGATGACAACATCATACAAAAAAGTTTAATTAAATGATCACATACCAGCAATAATCGTTTGAATCGATGCTAAGACTCTTTGTTGCAATTCTCGTGGTAACGCAGAAATTAAAACGTACGTTTCAGGTTTTAAGTTCATGGAAGGCGCTCCACCTTCAACAAATCCATTTATTACAGTAACACCAACCCTTAAAGTTAGTGGAGGAACGCCCGGTTTGTTATGAACTATAGGTTCATATAAATCTACTTTTTGCATTGTTATCCTTTTAATACGCTGCTATTTTTATTTAACGTTTCATTTAATGTAATAAAAGTATGTTTAAGCAATAGTAAAATTTCTTCTAATTCGGAACAATCTTCCTTGCGTTTACGCTTTTCTAATAACTCGTTTTCAAGTTTAGAAATTTCTAACAATAATGACTCTGTCGTTGCTGACATATTAATCCTTTAATTTTCGTTCGCTTGTTTGTACTTATGATCAAAGCCAGCAATTGCTGGCTTTGATCATATTAAGATTTATGTCACCAAGACTTGCTAGTTTCGCGGTAATGCTTTTGAAGCAAGCGATACAGCGTTCGGGCTTCACGGCCCGTGAAGCGAATAGCCTCACCGTTATGAGGGAAATCGACAAACAATTGCGTTGCATCCGTTTTAGGATTAGTAGACGCTGCAGCTGTAAAAGTTGTAGCGTCACGACCAACTGTTTCTGTACGAAACTTACCAGTTCGATCTTCGCGGGTGCGAAGAGTTGCATTACGATTCTGTGAAACACACTTGCGAGCTTTTGCTGTCTTCATAATAATCTCCATATTTATAAACGTTTTATTACGTTTATAATATTAAAATATTATATAAAACAACAAACTATGTACAATAAATCTTCACACTCCAAACATTTTTGAAATCTTACCAGTCGCTGATACCGATGCATTCCGTCGCGATATCAAGTTTTTTCGCCAACCTTTTTCAAAATATTGGCAGCTGCAATTGTTTTCGATGAATCTTGCGTAATCATGCCAGCACCAATTGCGCCGAGGGCTAATTTAGATTTTGTAGATAATGAAGCATAATCTTTACCACCTTTTAACGCATTTACTGCAGCTTTTAAATCCCCTGCGATATCTGGCATACCAAGAGCTTCTGCAGCTTTTGCGGCAGCACCGGCCATGTCACCGACGACTTGCATTTTTCCGCTAAGGACTTCTTTTGATAAGACATCAATATCATTCTCATCTCCTCCTTGCGCCTTAAATGCATCTTTTAATTTTTTCAAATTTGCAGAATCTTTAAATTCGCTTTTGTCGCCGCCTGCTTTTTCCCACTGTTGTATTGCAGTTTTAACAGCATCGGTGTCTTTCATTTTTTCTTTCTCAATCGCAGAAATTAATTCATCAAAAGCAGGTG